AGAGTTCCTCTTCTAAAAAGAACAAGAACAAGAATGTAAAGGTTGCATCAGCAACTACAGGTACAGGTACGGGCAGTCTATACTAAATCAGAATAACTAAGGTTAAATAACTTTGATCAACACCTTACATGGGCAGGTCATGCCCACAGATAATGCATCACCTCATTTCTTATGGAGTGAACTCGCATGTAAGTGTGGATGTGGGTCAGCCTATATAAAGCCTAACTCAATTGATATGCTAGAGCACTTACGTGTCATGCTAGGGTTAAGCTTAACCATAAACTCTGCTGCGAGATGTCCCTTACACAATGCTTCAGTAGGGGGTGCTCCAGCTAGCTTCCATCGATCCACTGTTAATACCCCATCCTGTGCTTATGACGTATCCCTTAAGAATGTAGTTAAACCTGAGTTAATAAGGGTAGCTGAAGCTATAGGATTTCAAGGACTTGGTGTTAATTATAATTCCTTTGTACATGTAGATTCTAGGCAGTATAAAGCTAAATGGTGATAGCATACAGTTGACAATTAGATTTACAAGAAGTATAATACATCCATGTTTAATTTATTCAAGAAACAAACGAGTGCAGAAGATACCTTTATTGAGTGCTACGTAGCTACTCGTATGGCAGTTACTCCAGTTAATGTGAGAGAGATGCCTAAGGTCGTATCCACAGCTAAGCACTACTGGCAAGCCTTACAAGATGCTAAAGGGATGGCACTCTAGTATGTGGGAAGTTCTTATGGGCATCGTATCAGGGGGAGCTACAGGTATTTTAGGTTCACTCTTTGGTAGGGTAGCAGGTATCTTTGAAGCTGTAGAGAAACGTAAGAACATGAAGCTTGAGTTTGATCAAGAGTTCAAGATGCAAACCTTGAATATACAAGCTCATGATAGAGAGTTAGAGAGTGAAGAGCGTATCATAAGTAACCAGACAGCCTCATCAATGCGTCAAGCATCGTATGGTCATGACACTGGTTATGGCAAGCCCAGTAAATGGGTAATCAATATCCTCCGTCTAGTACGCCCTACGTTAACTGTAATGCTACTAGGGTTAACAGCTTGGATATTTGGTACAGTCGTTGAGAACGGCTTAAAGATTAATGTTATTAACCAAGTACTATTCATGACATCAATGGCGCTTAGCTGGTGGTGGGGCGATAGAGCACCCAGTTCAGGTAAGTAATAGTGGCTAAAGAACTAACTGAACAACAACAACGATTCCTAGATGTACTGTTTGACTCATGTAATGGAGATACTAAGTGGGCAATGCGTGAAGCAGGGTACTCAGACAACTACCCTTTATCTAGAGTCACTAGTCCATTGAAGGATGAAATATTAGAAAAGACTAAAGAGTGGCTAGCTCAACAAGCTCCATTAGCTGCTGTATCCTTAGTAGGGGTTATGAGTAACCCTACAGCATTAGGTAACAAAGAGTTAATGTTATCCGCTAAGGAAGTCTTGGATCGTATCGGTGTAATTAAGACTGAAGCTATTCAAGTTCAATCAGCTAATGGTGTAATGATACTACCACCTAAGAAACAGGAAGACCCTGAGGAAGATGAGTAATGCGCCAAAGAGAAAAGGCTTGGGTAAGACTTGGGATTTACCTATTGGTCCCGTTGATGAAACTGGTGAGTACGTACCAATACCAAAACGAGCACGTACTATTCCCTTTGGTTACGAACTATCGACTGAGAATGAGAATATACTATTACCAGTTATTGACGAACTGGTTGCTCTTGAAGAAGCGGCTGGCTTCATAAGAAACAAGCAGTACAGCATTAGGCAGGTGGCACATTGGTTGTCTGAGATATCAGGTAGAACCATAAGCCACTCAGGATTAGATAAGAGATTAAAGGTTGAGCGAAAGAGAAGCAGCAAAAAGAAAGCTCTCGCAAAAGATGAAGCTAAACTTAGAAGCATCATCCAAGCCCAAGAAGAAATCGAAAGAAGTCTTGGGCAGAAAGAAGCCTACACGGAAAGCGACGCAAGAGCCTAAGATTATTGAAGCTACTCAGGAAGAGGTAGAGATACTGTATGACAGTGTACCTGCTGAATCTCGTGCCAATGTAGTATTTGAACCTAACCCCGGTCCACAATCGGACTTCCTATCTGCACCTGAACGTGAAGTGTTATATGGAGGAGCAGCTGGTGGGGGTAAGACATATGGTATGGTAAGCGATCCCCTACGGTATGCTGGGGTTCGTGCTTTCAGTGGACTACTCCTACGTAGAACAACAGATGAATTAAGAGAGATCGTCAGTGTATCTAAGGATTTGTATCCATTAGTATACCCCGGCGCTAAGTGGTCAGAACGTAAGTCTTTATGGACATTCCCTAGTGGGGCTGAACTATGGATGACTTATCTAGAACGTGATGAGGATGTTAGGCGTTATCAAGGACAGGCTTTCTGTTGGATAGGGATGGATGAGTTAACTCAATACCCCACACCATACCCTTGGACATACCTAAGATCACGATTACGTACAGTAGATAAGTCATTACCTATCCAGATGAGAGCTACAACTAACCCCGGTGGGCCGGGACACGCTTGGGTCAAAAAGATGTTCATTGATCCATCACCGTATAACACACCTTTCTGGGCTACTGACTTAGAGACAGGTAATAGATTAGAATACCCTAGTAACCATACTAAAGCTGGACAACCATTGTTTAAGCGTAAGTTTATTCAATCATTCTTACACAATAACCCGTACCTAGCAGAGGATGGGGAGTATGAGTCCAACCTACTCTCAATGCCTGAGGTACAACGTAAGCAATTACTAGAAGGTTCATGGGATGTAGCTGAAGGTGCAGCCTTCACTGAGTGGAATAGGGAGGTTCATGTCACTGAACCTTTTGATATACCCCATAACTGGGTGAAATTCAGGGCTTGTGACTATGGATATGGCTCATATTCAGCTGTATTATGGTTCGCTATAAGCCCTTCAGGACAGCTAGTTGTGTACCGTGAACTATATGTTTCTAAGGTTTTAGCAGTTGATTTAGCTGAAATGATCCTAGAACTAGAGGAAGATGATGGGCAGATATACTACGGCGTACTTGATAGCTCACTCTGGCATAACCGTGGTGACACTGGCCCCTCACTAGCTGAGCAGATGATAAGCAAAGGGTGTAGATGGAGGCCCTCAGATCGTAGTAAGGGTTCACGTATAGCTGGTAAGAATGAGTTACATAGAAGGTTACAGGTAGACGAGTTCACTGGTGAAGCTGACATTGTATTCTTCAATACCTGTGTACATACAATAGCTCAATTGCCGATTCTACCTTTGGATAAGAAGAACCCAGAGGACATAGATACGAAGAGTGAAGATCATATATACGATGCCCTTCGATATGGGATCATGAGTAGACCAAGGGGTAACCTATTCTCATTTCAACCAAGTCTTGAGAAGCGTGGTGGCCCAATGGCAGATGCTAAGTTTGGATACTAACTAATGGATAACATGTCAGACGCTGACTTAATAGAAGACGCAGAAGCTATAGCATTAGATGACTCAGATGATGCTCTATCAGATGATGCTCCATTAAGTGGGGTGTTAGGACATATAACATCAGCTATGCGACGAGCAGAAGATAGTAAGCTAAATGATGAGGGCCGCGCATTACAGGCATACCGTAACTACCGAGGTATATATGGACCAGACGTTCAGTTCACAGACACTGAGAAGTGCCAAGTTTTCGTTAAAATTACAAAGACTAAAGTACTAGCTGCGTACCAGCAGATTATAGATGTATTGTTTTCTAATCAGAAGTTCCCCCTAACCATTGAACCTACTCTTGTACCTGAGAATGTAGCGGATGCTGTTCACTTCGATCCCCAGAACCCTGATAAAGGTGATGAAGAGGAGGAAACTTCTCCATTCGGTTATGCAGGTGATGGGAATGAGATGTTAGCAGGGGCTTCTATTCATAACATTAAGGACCGCTTAGGACCTTTAACGAGTAAGCTTAAAGACATCATGGGCCTTAAGGAAGGTGCGGGTGCAACTCCTACTTCAATGACTATGTTCCCTGCTAAGATTGCAGCTAAGAAGATGGAGAAGAAGATTCATGATCAGCTAGAAGAGGGTAGCGTATCTAAACACCTACGGTCTACAGCTTTTGAATGTTCATTGTTTGGCACTGGCATTATGCAAGGCCCCTTCGCTGAGGATAAAGAATACGCTAACTGGAGTGAGGCAGGAGAGTACACTCCTATCTTTAAGGTTATGCCCAAGACTGAGAATGTATCTTTTTGGGATGCGTACCCAGACCCTGATGCACGTAGCACTGAGGAACTTACATACTTCATTCGTAGACGTAAGATGTCCCGTAATAAACTAAGAGCACTTAAGAAACGACCACACTTTCGTAAGGAGGTAATTGAACAGGTTATCCTTATGGGTGAGGAGTACGAGAAGAAGTATTGGGAAGATGACTTAAGTGACTACTCTAACACATCTCCAGTGAATCGCTTTGAAGTCCTAGAGTACTGGGGTTACATTGATAAAGAGACTGCTGAAGATGAGGGTATGGAAATCCCTGAGCAGTTTGATAATGTAGATGAGCTACAGGTAAACGTATGGGTATGCCAAGGTCACATCTTACGCTTTGTACTTAACCCTTTTAAGCCAGCCCGTATTCCATTCATGATCGTACCTTATGAGCTTAACCCTTACTCAATCTTTGGTGTAGGTGTTGGTGAAAACATGGATGATACCCAGACATTGATGAATGGCTTTATGCGTATGGCTGTAGATAACGCTGTACTCTCAGGTAACCTCCTTATTGAGATCGATGAGACTAACCTAGTGCCGGGCCAAGATTTAGATGTGTACCCCGGCAAGGTCTTCCGTAGACAAGGTGGAGCACCGGGACAGGCTATCTTTGGTACTAAGTATCCAAACATATCTAATGAGAATATGCAGATGTTTGATAAGGCTAGGCAGTTAGCTGATGAAAGCACAAGCCTTCCATCCTACTCCCACGGTCAGACAGGTGTGAGTGGTACAGGTCGTACTGCTGCTGGTATCTCAATGCTTATGGATGCAGCTGCTGGATCAATTAAGTCAGTCGTTAAGAACTTTGATGATTACCTCCTACGCCCATTAGGTGAAGGGTACTTCAGCTTCAACATGCAGTTTGATTTTGATAAAGAAATGTTAGGTGACTTGGAAGTTAAGGCACGTGGCACTGAGAGCTTGATGGCTAATGAGGTACGCAGTCAACGGCTTACAGCCTTCTTACAAACTTCAGCATCTCCTGTTCTAGCGCCTTACGTAAACGCTCCGTACATAATTCAAGAACTAGCTAAGTCAATGCAACTAGATTCAGATAAGGTAACAAATACCCCTGAAGAAGCTGCTCGTATTATGGCACTACAACAACAGAATAACCCTCAACCCCCACA